GATATGACGATATTTGAGATACTGAAATTCAACCGGGAACTGCTTGAAAGGCTACGCAATATCGGTGTGCGTCTCGAGGACACACGTTATATTGACCTTTTCGGTGAATTCAACGATATGGTCAGCTCCGGCGACAAGGTGTCCTATGCGGTAGCCGTACTTGCCGAGAAATACGGTATCAGCGAAAGGAAGGTATATAGCCTTCTCAGGCATTTCCGCAATGACTGCAATCCGGGTGCAGTGTGATTGGTATTTGCCGTGATGATGAGCTGTTTCCATTGCCCTACCTTTGCGACATAAACCTAACCAAACCGACATGGCAAAAAACAAATATCATCAAATCCTTACCCGTATTCTCTCAGAAGGGAAGATCCAAACAAACCGCAAAGGGGACATAATCTATCTGATCAACCAGTCACTGTCTCTTACCCCGGGCGACCTCCTCGATATTTTTGAGGAACACGGCATAGCCCGGAAGAAGCTGCGCACCGAGCTTCAGCTTTTCATGCAGGGGGAAATTTCTGTGGAGCGATACCGCGAGGTCGGCATCAACTGGTGGGATTACTGCGGTTCCATACTTATCAACTCTTATCCTACCTACTTCGAGAAGCTGCCCCCGCTCATCGACCGTATCAACCGGGAAAAGCGCAATTCAAAGAATTATGTGCTGTTCCTCGGTGAGACCAACGCCCAATCAAATCAAACGCCGTGCCTGTCGCTTGTGCAGTTCCAGATCGACGAGGGCGAGCTTGTACAAACCGCATACCAGCGCAGCTCTGACGCAAGTCTCGGTCTTCCCGCCGACATATACCATCTCTACCTTATGGCAAAGCACATTGATGTGCCGCTCAAGTCCATTACGCTGTTCCTCGGCAATGTGCATATCTACGAAAATAATATTGACAACACCCGCAAGCTGCTCTCCGGCAACGATACGGTAAAATTCAAACTCAACGTATGAGCAAACTGTATATGTCCGCGCCATTGCCTTTCGTAGGGCAAAAGCGCATGTTCGCCAAGCACTTCATAGAGGTTATAAAGCAATATCCCGCCGGCACCGTATTCGTTGACCTGTTCGGAGGCTCCGGATTATTGTCGCATATCACAAAACACTTCCATCCCGATTCAACAGTGATATATAATGATTTTGACGGATACCGCCGGCGCATCGACAACATATCGCGCACCAACCATCTGCTGTCATTGATCCGTCCCATCGCATCCCGGTTCCCGCGCCATAAGCCGGTGACCGGCGATGCCCGGGAGGAGATATTCCGCATACTTGAATCGGAGGAGCGAGAGTCAGGATTCCTTGATTTCATCACCATTTCGTCATCGTTGATGTTTTCAATGAAATACAAGATGTCAATCCCTGAGATGCGCAAGGAAGTTCTTTACAATAATGTCCGCAAATCCGGGTATGCCGAATGCCCGGATTATCTCGAAGGGCTTGAGATAACCTCGTGTGACTACAAAGAACTTGTCGAGAGATACCGAAACATCCCGGGAGTTGTATTCCTTGTGGACCCGCCGTACCTCTCAACAGATGTCGGCACCTACCGTATGTATTGGCGACTCGCCGATTACCTCGATGTGCTGTCGGTGCTTCCGGGGCATAATTTCATCTATTTCACGTCCGAAAAATCATGCATAGTGGAACTGTGCGAGTGGATGGGTCGGAACCCGGCTCTCGGCAACCCGTTTGCACGATGTCGACGCAAGGAATTCAACGCCACCATGAATTATAATGCAGGATACACCGATATTATGCTTTTCACAGACCCGGGCGCGCAACCATCACGCCAAATTTAGCCGTTTATTCGCCCATATAACGCAATAGAGCCGTCACCCGATAAAGGTAACGGCTCCCGTTGTTTTAATGCGACACGTGGCGTTTATGGGGCTTTGGGCGCAGCACTCTTGATGGCTACGTAGCTGTAAACCTCGATGCTCTCCACAATCTCCTCATGGTCGTGGTTGGTGTGGGACTCGGCGAGTTGGAAGTCTTTGAAGGTCTCGCCATCGATGCCGGCGATCACATCATGGATTTTATCGGGCAGATCAAGGTCTATCCCGACACCGGCAAAATCCTTATATGCCGGAGCCCAGTCAGTAACTATATGCAGTCTGACATTAGCCTCGGCACGGTATTCCACCGCCGGAACAATGTCATTCCAACGGATAGGCTCGAATTCGATGAACACCGCCGGACGCTCCCATGGAGTGTCCTGATCGATGAATTCGACATTGCGGTTCCACAGGTCGATATGCTTTATAGCCCGAGGATAAAGTTCGTCATCGACATCCGCTTCATCCGGTCTCGTGTAGTATTCCCCGGCTGCGTTTACGCAAAGAGCCTCAAGCCGGGTCTTGATCGCGTTGTATAATTCCTTTCTCATTTCTCGTTTATGTCAAAATCAATTTTGAAGTATTCTGTTATATTTTCCTCGATTATCTCCCTGACGGTTGCCTCGACCTCGGGAGATGTGCCGATGAATTTGCGCTGTGGTATCTTGATTGTCCTGCCGACCTTCATCAATGCCATGAATTTCCAGAACTCGGCTTCGGTTGATAGTTGTATAGTCCTCTTGTCATTGCGCCGGCTTCCATCCTTCTTCCTGCCGAAGGAACCGGTGGCTTCGTAATACTTGTGCCAGAAAAACCGCTTCATGCGTTCTGTTACCTTTATCTCCCCGCCTTCGTTGTGGATGGCGGCCGCCGGGTGATCCGAGCGGAAAACTATGCTGCTGTCCTTCCTGACACTGTAAATGCTCCGGCGAAGATCGCCGGTGTCCACGAGTATCAGACCGCCGGGACGGGTCGGACTTTTTCGCCGTTGCCATGCCTGAGTGAAAAAAGCCTGACGCTCGAAGTTCCGGTCGAACTCGTCGGTCAGCTCAACCTCGATATCCCGGAGTATGTTCCGGATCACACGCTCGAAATCATTGCTCATCATCGTCATCGAATAGTGATGGCTGTATATTGCTGTCAACGAATCCCGGCTTGGTCGGTGCTTTCAGCAGGTTATAAAACGTCCGTTCGCTGAAACCATACAAAGGATATATGTACCTCAGCCATATCTCCCTGTTGGGGATTCCTTGCTTGGCATATTGGTCATATATCCTGTTGGTGTCAGCGACTCGCTTTTTGTAACTTATTCCGGGTTTCTTTTTTGACATTCAGCTCATCGATGTTTCTTTGGTTCCGGTTTATACGGTCTGATGTCGAGGATCATTTCGCAGCTCACTGTCACTCTGCCGCTCCCCTCGCACTGGAGGCACGTGTGGGTCTCCCCTTCCTCGTCACCGGGGACTCTGCCCGAGCCTTTGCAGACCCGGCAGAGTGCCACTTTCGGAGGACGTGATATTTCTCGTTTCATACTACGCTCTCCTCCTTTTTGGGTTCGACGAAGAAGGTCTCCTCCTGCACCACCGAGATGCCGCAACGTGCGAGGTTGGCTGCCACTGTCTCATCTTCTCGGTCGGCGAGAAGTTTGTCCTTGGCTATCTCCTCGGTGGCACGGATATGACCGGGCAGGAACTCTTTGATGAGCTGCAGTGCGCTTGCCCATGTGAACCCCTTGAGAGTTTTGAGCTTTGGGGTGCCGGTGCGGAACCCGATGGTGCCATGCACCATATCGAGACTCTTTTTCTTTGAGAACAGCTCCGACTGGTTTTCGGTGGCGAAAGACTGAAGCGTCTCAAACGCTTCGTCCTGTGTGGTCTGCAGCTGTGAGAGTCTTTCCTGATGCTTCTCTCGGATACGTGCGCACTGGAGCTCGATGTCTGCAGTGATTTTCGCACGTTCTGCGTCTGCCTTGGCGTAAACTGCGAAGGCTTCCTCTGCTGCGTCTTTTGACACGCCGGTAATGATTGTCTTTTTTGCTCTTTTTGCCATATCGTTTTGTTGTTAATGGTGATTATTCGTCTATCGGGAACACCGTGTCGGTGTCATCACTATATTCGGCTATGTCAGCCTGACTCGTGGTCCATTCAGCAAGTTCTCGCATGAGGCTTATATAATCCTCGTTCTCCATGTCGGAGGTATGGAGCTGAATGAAGTTCTTGATTTGTTGTATTACCCTTTTCATTTCAGTTATAGCTTGTCATGCCGGGACCGGCAAGGTTGATAAGATAAGTTATTCGCTCGGTTGGAGTTGGAGCCGGAGTCTGTTCAGGATGTTCCTTCTTGCGCTGCCATCCCTTGCGCTTGATTGAGCGGAGTTTGGTCGCAAGTTCCATCAGTTCTTCGATTGACAGCTGACCAAAGGCTTTACCCGCTATTCTCGGGTGACGGCAGAAATCATTTATCTGCGCCCAGTCGGTAGTATCAACCTCAAGCTCCTGCATCAGCTTAAGAACTATGCTGCGGCGACGCTTCAGCTCGTCCTTGGTGCCGCTCATTCCCTCGATGGCTGTGCAGAGGTCAGTATATTCCTTACGGGTCATCTCCTTGAGGGAGTCGGTGCGCCCGGCGGTATATTGCAGCACGAACTGACGCTTTGCCTCGTCCGGCTCTCCATGTATGGTGAGCTTGTGGAAAGCGGAGTAGAACCGCCCGAAGTTAGTTACCTGCTGTTTCATTGCTCTTGCTCTGTTCTTGTTTGTAGTGAAGCATTGCCATCAGGGTTTCTTCTGACAGATGTTTTGCCACCCCTAAGAAATATGTGTCCACATACTCGGCGATTGCCCATTCAGAAGCATATTCAAGGTTCTTCTCGATGAATTGAGCTTTTTCGGTTCGGCCTAACTGCCGAAAGGCTTGATTGATGTTTTGTGCCATAATCTTATCTTTTATTAGGTTTCCACTCTACTGTTACCACGGCAATTACCTCGCCGGTTCCCTTGCAGTCGGGGCACTCCTCCATCGATGGGCCTTCGACCGTATCAATCGGGAATCCTCCCCTGCCGTTGCAATAGCGGCATGTCATCGGAGCGGAAACAAACGCCTCATTATGGATGCGCCCGGAAGGTTCAAGCTCCACTATCTGTTTCTTTATGCTCATCTTTTTCTATGTTGTTTGACGTTCTTAACTCTCCTTCTTCCCATATTGTGTAGCAGCTGCCCGGATCTCCGGTGAAGCGCCCTTGACAATAAGCCTTGTAGCCTACCACTCGGATTTTAATTCCGGCTTTGTATTTGAGTCGCCCTGCCGGTTTGCCGGCTGGTTCCCCTTTATACTCCTGCGATATGAAGATGAAACTCTTGCGATGGAAACGGTTTATCAGCTCCATGAATTGATCGTAAGTGATTCCGCTCTCCTGAAAGCTGTCGATTATGACGAACTTTGCACTCTTAGGGCGACCGAGTCTCTCAGCAAGTTCCTCGTAGGTGTCATCAGTGATCACACGGAATCGGCCCTGCACCTCACTCATCCTTTCACGCTTTATTCGCATCTGGAATGACTGACTTATTCCTTCCTCATAGCTCAAATACAGGGTGGTCCCGTAGTTGCATAATTCCTTGGCGAGTTGCATCACAAAGCTGCTCTTGCCGGAAGCTGACGCGCCGCTGATGAACCATGTCTCGTTTGTCGGGACATCGCCAAATGGAACACGCCATTTCTCGCCCCATGGTAGGGTCTTGTACTTCTTGGCAAGAACCTCCTTCGGACTAAATGCTCGCTTTGCCATCTTTTATGATTAATTTTGCATTATGGTTAATCTTCATCTCACTGTCACAATTCGCTCCGAGCAATACGATGATAATCGCGCTCAGACCAAACTGGAAAATTTTGCCCGGTTTTTCCGTCAGCAATGCTGCCCCGGCTTTCTCCCCGACGATTTTTGGTCGGAATCTCCGTTTGTTTATTATCCCGATGAAAACGCTGAGCGTTCCGGCTTTCAATGCGCCGGATTGACGCTATCTCTTCATCGACCTTGCAAATCGCCTCATAGAGCGATGCTCTTAGCTCAGATAGTATCCTCATGCGTTCAAATTTGCAACGGCATATATGCGCCGATGGAGTTTGAATGTGAGATCGTTTCTTTTTCATAGTCACGCCATTTTAAGTTTTTCAATTTCGGTATACACACGGCGCAGACCGCCGGCACTCTTTCTCACGATCACACCGATATCGGTGCCTTCCGGAGCGTTGACCTTAGCCACAACGCGAGCTTGCTCTTTCAGGAATGCCTCACGTTCACGTCCGTCATCCGGGGTTATCCTGCTGTAACGGTCTCCGTAACGGCTGAACATCTCGGCATAACCAACCTTGTTGCACTCGATGGAGCGGTTGATTTTCGCCTTGAGTCCGTCGGCGCCCATCATATACCATGCGCAGCACCGCTCGGTGGCGTTCCAAAGTGCCTTCAATTCGAGGAAGGCTTCATACTGGAGGTCGCCGGCTTCGTCAAGTATGATCAGCGGGGTGTCTATTGAGCGAAGGTAGAACACAAGGTCGGCATACACATCCGAGTATGACCCTCTGGTGTTGGAACCGAACTCGGTCGCTATCTTGCGAACGAGCTTCAGCTTGGTCTTGACCTGCGAACAGTCGATGTAGACCGCATTCGGATGGGTCTTGACATAATGCCGGGCGGTAAAGGTCTTGCCGATATTGGGAAGGTCACACAACAGACCGCTCAACCCACGCTCCTGTATGAATTCGAGCTGCGTAGTGATATACTTGAAGGTCTCGGTCTTGGCTGCCTTCCATTCTATCCCGCCACGGAGATTGACCCCGAGCTTGCGGGCTATGCTCATCCAGTTGCCGTCGCTAAGGACACGCTCGGTCTGCCCGTTCTTGATGGAGCTGTATGCCGAGGTTGTCACCCCGAGTGAAGCGGCGTGTTTGGCATCGCTCGGGTAATTTGTCCGGGCTGCCCTTATCGCTTCTGCGATTTTGTTTCTGATCTCTGTTGTAATCATATTCTAACAGTGTTATTATTTCATTATAAATCGTCTATTGCAATCTTTGCCCTGTCATACTCACACCATGCCACTGTGAGCGTTTCGGGCGCGTCTGTCGCCGTTTCGACCTCCGGCACGGTAATGTCCTCGTCCTCCGGCTCCGGAGCCGCTGTGCGCTCCTGTATGCCCAGACGGGCGATTGCGTTTTTGCTCAGGTATTCCTTGAACTGGTTTACCTTCTGCATCTGCCTTGCAAACCGGGCTTTGTCCTCATCGGTCTGCTCAGCCATGACGCGGCTGAAGGTCTCTACTTTCTCCACCTTGTCGATGAAGCGGTCGTCCTGATAGAGATACACGTCCTGTGCGTCGCCTTCATCGTCCGGCAGGTAGTAAGCCGTGACCTTGTAACTGTTAGACTTCAGCTTGCCGAGGACTTCCGGCTCACTGAGCCACCAGTCACTATGGTTGACACGCACCGTGGAGTTGCGCCGTATGCTCGTGGGAACCGTCACGCCTACGTACCGGGCTACAATACGGTCGTCATAGGGTCGGAGGTTAGGATTGATATTGGAGATAAGGACTTCCCACCGTGTCATGCCGGGATAATTCTTCTGGTCTGGATGGAGGCTGTTGTTCCATTCCGCATTGTCGGCACGGTCATCGGCGACAAGCTCCTCGAAAGTGTAATATTTTTTATCCTCCCAAGTCTCGTTTGTTTCATCGCTGATCTTTTTCTGATATGTGCGCCATTTGCCTTTGCCGTAGAAGCGGCCGATATCCTCACGGTTCTTATGGACTATGCTACGCTTCTTTGCACCGTTGAGCGGTTCCGCCTGTTTCTCTTGTGAATTCTGCGGGGCGCAGAACCTTACCCGAGAAAAGACAACACCCTCGGCAAGCAGACCGTCCTTGTGGCGGGTCATAAGGTGGTTCTCAACCTCTATGCCGGCGGGCATACCCCATTGGCGCCGCCTGATCAGCCGGAACATCTGCCTGAAGCAGTCATCGACAAGAGCCTCGTCCTTTTTCATCGAATAGGTGGCGGCAAGCACGCACTCGCTCACGGAGTCGTAGGCATAATAGGCGTGTACCCGTTTGTTGCCCGGCATCCGGCGAGGAAGATCAACGTCATCCATTGTAATCTGCGAGAGTGAGTATTGGCCACGGTGACGGTGAACATGGGGCATATTCTCGTGGTAGAAATCCACATTGGGTTTCAGACGCATATCGACAAACAGCTTAACATCGGGGCGGTTAAGGTAATTGGTGATGGTCGCTTCGCTTGGCACCCACGGCTCGCCGTTCTTAACCCTGACACATTCGTCCGGGTCGAGAACCTCTCCGGTTTCGGGATCAAATACGTCAAGCTCACCGCACACAAACATCTCATACATTTTCCTGACGGTGGTGTTCCACGGTCGGGTCGGTAATATCACGAGGCCCTTTATAACCCGTTCCTCTTTATCGGTCAGCAACTGGGCGTTCTTGTTGCCGAATTTACCGCTAACAAGGGCTGCATAACCATATTTGCGGTAGTCATTGACCTTACGCCGGAAGCGAAGCACCGAAGCCGGCAGGGTGTGCCCGTACTGAACCCGGAGGCTCTCTATCACGGCTGTCATGCGTGACCAGTCATAGTCCCTGCCAAAAAGCCGCTGTGATGCCGAGGCGTTATCATATAGCTTGATACAGGTGTTCAGCACCGATGCGTTGACCATATACTCACGCTTCTTGCCTATCTTCAGCTCGGTACCGGTCTTTTCCGGGTCGTTGAAGTATTCGACAGCCTTCTGGTCCTCGACATAATTTGCCCGGACCCATGCTGCTATATGTGCGTCTTTGCCCCCGAGCTTCTCGTTGACTTGGATACGGTGTTCGGGCTTGAGGGAGTCGTATGCGACAAGGGCATAGTTCCCGGCTCCTTTGCCGGGTCGCACCACATCAATGCGCTCACGCTGCACCGCCTTCTTATAACTGCCTTCAGTCATAATGCCGGTGTCGATAAGCTCACGTGCCGATACGCAATATATGCCGTTGCAATACTCCATAAACTCGCCAATTTTAGAGCGCCATTGCCCGTGCTTGAATGGAAGGAATCTGGGAAATCATCACCTGATCGTACTCGGCGACCACATCCCCTTTGTATATTATCACTCCCTTGCCGGTCTCCTTGCTAATCTCTATCTGAGCCCCGTTAGGACACAAATTATGCATGGTGCCGTCCCAGTCGTAGAAACATTCCAGTTCATCGACAACGACGTATGTGTGGCAACCGTTAATCTTGGCTGCCCGGCGGATTCTCTTGGCAAGGTCGCTGTTGCCCTTCTTTTCGTCAAAGGACAAGGCGTTGCGGATCATACGGTCCGAGCACTTGAAGATGGCTCTCAACTTTCCGAAAGCCTCCTTGTCGGCTGAAATAAACTTCTTTTTCATTTTCTCACTTATTGGGTTTTATTTGTTATCTTTGCATAAATATTTAGTAATAAACCGCTTTGGATTCCACGTCCGGCCGGCATCCAAACATCATATCAAAAAGACCGCAAAGCCATGAGCCTTGAAAGCTATCTTGTAAGATCAGATGTATCTGAAACGGAGATACGCTGCTCCTTCCGTCAGGAAGAGGTGTCACAACTCCATACGCTCTTAAAAGAGAAGGGATTTGACTGGTACCAAGAGTTCCTGACAACAAACCTGTCAGACATTCTGAAATATATCGCTCTACCTCCGTCGAGGCGTGAGGCAAAGAAATGGACTTCCCGTCCTGACGCACTTCTTCTTCGATTCGCAGCGTTGCAAATATCTGCGATAACTGTGCAATTCCAGTTAGATATCGACGGCATAGCGGGGATTGTTGACTCCGGCTCTTACCGTAGCTTTCACTCAGTGATCGCAAACGGTCTCGCACCTCTTCTGCTCGGATCTCCCCTGAAAGAATTTCCGTTTGAGGGGTATGATTCTCCTTTTTGCTGAGGCTGTTGTAATACTCGGCTTCTTTCTCCTGACTATAAAATTTCTTAGCCATAGTCTCACTTTTTATTTAGTTGGTTATTCATCTTGTCTATCGCTTCCTTGATTGCGAAGTGGCCCTCCACTAATGCGCCGTACTGTTTGGATTGGTCGGCTTCATATTCGCTGTGGGTCGCCTCATACTCGTCAAGGACGGTCGAGGTGTCCTCAAGCTGACGCTGCAAGGTCTGCAAAAGCACCTTGACTGCGTTGTCGGTCATTCGTTCTGCTCGTTGCTTCATCGTTGGAAGTCTATATTGGTGGGAGGGAGGGGTGTCGAACCCCTCTACCACTCATTGGCGGCTACAGGTCGCTAAGATCTGGCATCCGGCCCTCCCGGATTCCCCGGTGAAATTTGGCAACACCGGGGAGTGGAAAAATTTACTTTGCCTTTCGGCTTTCTCGGCTCTCTTGCCGAAGGATCGCCCTCTCTTGGGTCTAACCCTGTATTTTATTCGGGTATTGAACCAATCATATTGATGATAATCCCTCTGATTTCTTTTTTTGCCTCATACTCCCAGCGATGTGTGAGGTTGACAACGGGATTGGAGCTATCACGATATGGGTCGCACATCATGATGTCATCAGCAAGGTGCTCCACTGAATGCTTAAGGAGGAATTTTGCACGGTCATTATCGCATCCTTCTTCTGCAAAGGTGGCTCGGAGATTACGGAAATAGTCGAGTCTAAGGTTGTGCTTATAGATTGCCTCCGCATCCCACTCGAACTGCCCGTTGAAGTCGCTGGTGAGGCTTTCCATCCGTTCCTTGATTACCGCCTCGCTCTGGTTAATCCTTCGCTCTGTTCGTCTGATCAGGTATGCCACCACCTCATTCGTGGTTGCTGCATCTGTTTTCTTTGTCTCACTCATAAGTATTTAGTCTTTGTTTTTGATTGATTTGTAACGTGCCGAAATCATATCGGCCATCTTGTCTATCTCATCTGCCTTCAGACCGAGTGCGAGGTATAGATCTTCATCCTCGGAATCCACAAGTGAAAAATCCTCGTCCTCATCCTCAGCTATCATCATACTCATCAGCTCCTCGATGGCATAGTGAAGACTTGTCGCCATCGAAATGACTCGTGCCATCTGGCGGGTCTTTTGTTCTTTGATTTCGTTGTTGGTCATAATCTTAAATTTGTTAAAATCGCGGCTTTTTTGTATTTTTGGCCGCTCGTTCCATCAGGAACACGCTGCAAAGATAAGCGATAATTTTCGCACAACAAAATTTTTCAACGATAATTTTCGCATTATGTGTAAAATTTTATCTCGTATAAAGACTTTAGCAGATGCCGAAGGGATCTCCATCGGCACTATCGAGCGTACCATTGGAGCAAGCCGAGGCGTTATATCTAAGGCAATTGCGAAAGGAACCGACATTCAATCTAAATGGCTGGAACTCATCTGTGAAAAATTTCCCAAGTATTCTCCTGTATGGCTACTAACAGGGCAAGGGGCAATGTTATTGGAATCCTCGGACACTCCAATAATTCATTCCTCTGTGCCGGAGGACCACATTGACGAGAAAATTTTCGTTGACAACCCTCAAAAATTATCGCAAAACCCGGTCCCCTCCATGGTAAACACATTCTTAGAAACCATTAAGCAGCAAGCGGAAGAAATCGGGCGGTTAAAGGCTCGCATCGAGGAATTAGAGAGAGAGAGGCCGGTCCCTGCCTATGCCCGTTCTACATCGAAGGAGACTGTAGATCTCTGAGACCTATGTCTAAGCATGACCTCCTTCGCTTGATCCACACCCAGTGCCACCTGAATTGACCTTTGGGATGTTCACTGTGGTACCCTCGGTGACCACCGGTATACCCTCCCTCCACTCGGCTTTAGCAGTTCCCCCCCTCGCTTAACCGCTATAAATAAGCTAAAATGCTGATTTTACGCTATATTAATAATGTGGATTTGAAAAAGTAGGGGTTTCTACGTTCGCAACAAAACCCCGATTTTAACATTTCATTTTGAAGTAACGGTATTTTGCCACTATCAGCTATTTGCCCCTCAACGGACTGAAACCTGTCCCCCTAAGTTTTGCGAAGTGTCCCCCTAAGTTGTCCCCCTAATAGTCCTCCTAACTCTGAAAATCGCCCAAAATCGAACCGTTCAGGCATAAAAATAGGGAGTCAGTGGCTCCCTTCTCTAATGTCGTTAATATGCCGTTATAATTCCCTTAAAATAGGCATCAAACTTACTCCTGTTCTTTACCGCCACGAGGGCTGGTGATAAGTACTGACTGCTTGATACAAGCTTTTTTAGTCATCACAGTGCCCCCTCCGCTCAATCCGGCACGGCGCAGGTAATCATACCCACAACCGACCTCATCAGGCGTTAAAACGGTAAATATAGCGGCTATTGAGCCGAAATATAGATCCCGACGCTTGCCGAGAAGATGCACATGTATCACTTTCACTGGTCCCATAGTCTTAATATTTACCACAAAATCACACAAATAACGGTTATTTGCAACCTTTTCGACATTAAAAATATTACATACCATCATGAAAATAGCCGGCGAAGAACCGGCTCTCAACTCCTTCCTGCTACCGTGATCAGCGACGCAAACCTGCCGATGGATCAATTTAACCGACGGTAGGCACCGTGTAAACTTTTTGGCTCCGAAATTTAACTGAAATCCAACCCATGCAAACTTTTGGAACGTTTCGTTTTTACACGCTCCACTCTCCCACCCTCACCTAACCTATTGAAAGCAAAACCCTTCCATCAAATCTCGCCGACCTTCTCATGCAACGCTTCGTTCTGTGCCCCATAAAATGAAAACAATCGCAATACTAATAACAACCTTTTTTCTATCAGTAAATGTTATGGCTCAGGACAACAATCTGAATAGCGCACGCCAGCGCGTCAAGGTCACCCAGACCGCCGGACGCGATGCCCTCGGGGACTTCGCACCGGAATTCGCCCATCTGAACGACGATATATTATTCGGCGAAGTATGGAGCCGCAACGACCTGCTCTCGCTCCGCGACCGCTCCCTCGTGACCATCACCAGCCTCATCTCCCAGGGAATCACCGACAGTTCGCTGAAATTCCATCTGATGGAGGCCAGGAAAAACGGCATAACCCGCACCGAGGCAGCCGAAATCATCACCCACATAGCATTCTACGCCGGATGGCCTAAGGCATGGGCCGCGTTCCGTCTGGCCAAAGAGGTGTGGAACGACGATGTGAAGGGCGATGACGCAAAGGCTCAGTTCCAACGCGAGATGATTTTCCCCATCGGCGAACCCAATACCGCATACGCCCAATATTTTATCGGTAACAGCTATCTCGCGCCCGTTTCATCCAGCCAGATACCATTCGCCAATGTGACCTTCGAGCCTGGATGCCGCAACAACTGGCATATCCACAAAGCCACCCAGGGCGGAGGCCAGATGCTCGTGGGAGTGGCCGGCCGCGGCTGGTATCAGGAAGAAGGGAAACCCGCTGTAGAGATTCTGCCCGGCACCGTAATCCACATCCCCGCCAATGTGAAACACTGGCATGGGGCAGCCGCCGACAGCTGGTTTGCCCACCTTGCTTTCTCCGTACCCGGTGAGAATACCGAAAACATCTGGCTCGAACCGGTAACCGATCAGGAATACTCCAAACTCGGCGAATAA